TCGATATCTAATAGTTCATTTTTCTTAGATAACAAGGAATCCGAATTAATAAATTGTTTCCGCCAGTTAGATGCCGACGAACAAGACGAATTCCTAGAATTTATTAATATTCGTTTACGTCGATCACAACGGGGAAAGAGCAACACTGCAAAATCATCCCCTTCAATAATTACAGACAGAGATGATAAAGTAGGCTAATTTTTTTTCATTCTTTTGGGTTACTTTTAACCCATATTTTTAAGAATAGCAATGCGACAAAAAAATACCGTTTTTGCCCTAAAATTTATCTCTATTTTCTTCATTTTGGGTTACTTTTGACCCTATTTTTTGTCGCATTGCTCTCACTCTAAAAAAATCTCAAAAAAGTCCAGTTTTTCCTTTAAATAAGCCAATGCGACAGCCTTTTTCTAATGTTCCATTTTGTCGCATTGATCGCTCATCACAATCCGGCATCAATGATCACCAAAATAACGCAACGTTTTCCTTGCGTTACTGACCCAATTTTGTAAAATATCAATTCTACAAAATATTTCTACTTAGAATACCTTAATTACGTGTGTTTTGAATTATTAATAACCCATTATAATCCATTTTGTGTAGAATTGCTTTGTTTGCTTTGATATGTACCAAAATACGCATAAACCCTTATTTTAAGCCAATTCTACACGCATTTTCCAAAAGTAAATTTTGTAGAATTGCTTTTTTCTAAAATAGCTGCCTTGAATAGGCCCAAATGACGCCTTGTTTTTTTTCGTTACTTTGTTTTCCTCCTTGATTTTACTAGCTTTCTGTAAATTTCCACTTACCTCAGTAACGCTATTTGTAACGCACTAACGCCTCGTTATAACGCCCACTGGTATTTTCAAATTCATCACAACCAGTTATAATATTCTTACAACCAAAAAACGGAGGGAAACGCACGAAAAGCCAGTAGAATCAACGCTTCCAAGCATTTTCGCCGCCCCCTCCACCTTCCCAATACAAAAAAGCACCAGCGACACCCCTATTCTCAGAATAGCTGTCACTGATGCTTCTATTTTTTTCTTCTCACTCGCCACAAACCCTTATTTCACGCCATTTCCCGGCATATCCCGCCC